CAACCACATATTTAATACCATTACGCTGTTCGTCATTATCAACGATTTTACGAGCCATTGATGGCTTGATTAATTGCTCTTCGAGCGATTGTAAATCCGAGTTCCAATTACCGATAAGGAGCGCTTCACCAACCATACCCGAAACGTTACCGACGTAATCGGGGTTGTTTTTAAGAAGTGCGGTATTCTCCGATAGATTACCGAGAATGAATGTGAAGGACTTTATGAAATTCTCATACGTAGCCACACCATTCATTTTAGCAATTTTTCTATCTATGCTCGGTTTACATTTGAGGTACACTTCCTCTTTGGAATCACCCCAAACATAATCTTCTACGTTTTCACCATCCAAGTACACGTATCTTACGACACCGCTCTTTTCGGGAGGAACCAAACCGTCGGGGCCGATATACCAATCTAATAGCTTACGTACCCAATGTGATTTTGAGGGGTTGGTGGTTGCACGGACTTTGCCCGCCCATCCCGATTTACCACGGACACGCGAGGCAATGTAGTTCCATGTAAAAAACTCATACCCTGTCAATTCCTCAAAGAAGGCTGCATCCACCTGCATACCTTTAAAGGTTTCGATAATCTTCTGTGGTGATTCATCTTGTAGTTGGTGACAATCAATAAAAGCCCCCGTATTCTTAAATGTGATACGTGGGTTTTCAGACATCTTGATTGTGATGGCGTCACCGTAGGCCTCTTTGAAGTCGTCAGTGATTGAACCCGCACCCTTCAATTCTTTAAGGGTCTTACGGAAGAAGATGCCACGATACTTTGGGTCAAGGGATGGTTGTGCATTTGCCAAGATAGCACCAAAACTCTTACCACCACCGAGGGTACCACCAAAGATGGCTATATCCGTGTTGCATCGGACGAACAATTCTTGCCCGCCCAACTGTGGTTGTATGATTTTTATTTTTCTATCCTCGGCCATTGTGTTTAGGTCTCTCTGTTTGTTGTTGTGCCACAAAAATACCCTAATCTTAAATCCGTTGCGGTTAGGCATTTTTCTTTTTAAGCCACGGTGGCGATTTTGCGTAAATTCCCCGTATCATAGCACTTTACAATTCGGTTATTTTTGCAACGATTATTAATTTATTTTCACCACGATATGAAGTTTACCCAATCAGATGCTGCGAAAAAAATTCGCACTTCGCTGACGAAAGGAGGAAAGACCTGCTTCTTGTCAGAGAGAACTATCAGCGAACAATTAGAAACACTAATGAAGCTGTTGGTAACAGACGAAACCGAATTGGAAGATTTTGTAACCCAAGTTGAGCCAATCTTCAAGACTGCCAACGGTGGTGCGCAAAATGACCAATCCGAATTTGTTCGACGTTGGAACGAAGAGCACCCCCTGCCCGAACCGCCCAAAAATGAACCCAAACCTAAAGCTGACCCGAAAGAGAACACTGAACTCACGGAGTTGCGTAAGCAAGTTCAAGAACTCATTGAGGCTCAAACACAGGTCAATAAGGCAAAGGCTCTGAATGAGAAAAAGAACGAGTTGATAGCAAAGCTTACAGAAAAAGGCGTAAAAGACAAGGAGTGGATTGATTCTTTCGTTGGGGAGATTTCAATCACCGAGGACTTGGATGTAGAGAAAAAGGCCGACGACTATTTGAAACTCTATAACAAGAGCGTGTCTGTTGGCACAAATCCCGCTACCCCCGGTAGTCCTTCGGGTGGGAATAAAGATGATAAAGTTCCCGACGCTATCACCCAAGCCATTGCGATGGCCAAACGTGACAGGTCAACAGGTATCTAATTTTTTAGTGAACAAAAATGATTACATCTAAAGGAAATGGCGTAATGGTAGGGGCTACCGCGTTGGGGTCTTCTACTAAGAAATGGGGCGGCATTAAAAACGTGTTCGTTCCTCTGACTTCTCCCGAAGGCGGCTCTGTATATACTCCTTTTGGTGGGCTATTGATGAATCCTTGGCCCGGTCAAGCTAAAGCGTATGCTGCTGACCTTTTCGAGTACAGAACCGACGACAACGGCCTTAACCCCGAACTTTACGTGCTGAAAACTTACGAGGTTTATTCCGTAAGTGGTAAGACCGTGAACATTGTTCGTGACGGTTATCGTCACCTTCCCTATGCGGGTTTGATTCTCATTAACAGTCCCGAAGAGATGGGCGGCACAGGTGAAGCTATGACCGTAGTTTCAGTTGCCAAGAACACCATCGACGGTCAAGACGTTTGGGCATTGACTCTCGCTAAGGCTCCCACAACCGCACCTGTTAAGGGTGACATCCTTGTTGAGAGCGATTCCGATGGCAATATGCTCGTTAAGAACGTTAATGCGGGTCTCGGTCATGACGAAGATTTCGTTTACGACCCTGCCGACATGACGCCCGGTGCTATGGATAACTACGAGGATGCTCGTTACCATCTCTCTGTTATCTTCGGTTTCTTGGCTTACACCAATCGTATGTCCCCCATTCCCCCGTGTGTAGCGAAAGCCGTTAACACTTCACGAGTAAACGGTTGGTTTAAACTCGGCTCTTGGGGTAGTTTCTAATCTTTAAACTTATAAAGAAATGGCAAAATACGATTTTACTAACAGCGTTTACAATCAAATCACAACCGACCCCGTTGAGGGGCGTCGCCTTTTGGACATCGTTCTGAAAGACCCCGATTTGCTGAACGTGAAAGCGCCTTATTGGCCCACAGCATTTAAGCTTGATTCAACCCCGATTCAGAAAACAGCAGGTAAAGCCTCGTTTACCGTTGCGGCTAAATATCCTACTCACGCACAGATGGCCGATATGCGAGCACCGCTCACTGACGGTCGTCCCGGTGAAGAGGGGCAAGCCGTTGAATATTCGGGAAGCATTGCCGAGTTCATTGCTCCTGTTTATTCACAGAAGGCGGAAGAGCGTGTATATCAAGAAAAGATGTACGCCCTCTACGGCAACGATGCCGCCCTCATTCAAGGCTATGCCGAGAACGTGGTTGCTCCGCGTATTGAATCTTGCCACCAAACCCTTGACTACTTGTCAGTCATGGCTGAAACCACGGGTAAGGTGTTCTACGACAAAGGTGCAGGTATCAAGAGCACTCTCTATCGTGCCGACATTCCTGCCGACCAATTCTTGAAGGCAGGTGAAAAAGTTTGGACAGACCCCGATGCCAAGATTCTTGACTATATGGCCCTCATTGAGGAAGATATGGTACAGAAGTGGGGTGCCGACTTTGCCCGCGTTTGGAAGTTCGATTACGACTTCTTCAAATCGGTTGTTCTCGCCAACAAGCAAGTTCAAGATTATATCAAACTCGGTTGGTTGGTTAATTCGGGTCAGCTCATTAGCCAACTTGACAGCGTACCCAACTCGGTTGTTACCGAAGAGAACTTTAACAAGTACGTTATCGGCTCTTATCCCGGTCTCTCTCCCATTAAACTTGTCAAAGTTCGTGTACGTGACAACGGTAAAGTATTCAATCCTTGGCCCGATGGCGTTGTTACCCTTAGCCCCGCAGGTTATGCAGGTACAATGCTCCGCTCGGTTATTGAGGATGAGGAAATCTTCACCCGCTTTGGTAACGACACTTGCTCGTTCGTATTCTCTCGCACTGAAAACGGCTTGATTTTGGTACTCAACTCAGTTGAGCCTGACGGTATCTTGAAGAAATACAACACACGTTGCATGGTATCGGCTACTCCCGCTTTGGAGGACTTCCTCTATCGCGTAATCGTAGACACAAAGACTGCGAATTAGGTTTCATTCTCATAATCATCTCTCATGAGGGGCGGGATTCATTTCTCGCCCCTCTATTTTACACTTCCATTACGGCTACAATATGTAGCTTTAATAGCCACGGTGGCGAATTTAGGCAAAGCCATACCAAACTATAAATCAACCCATTGGCTATTTTTGTGTATCACATAAAAATTAATTGTAATGGAGAAACAAAACGACGATAACAACCGCAGCGTATTCTACGCATCGAAAGTGAGCTTAGGCATTAGAGTGGTGACAGCCTTTATTGGAATAGGGCTGTTGATATGGAGTTTCTTTATGCCACCGCAAGGCGTGATTGACAAGACGGTACTATTCGCCTTTGGGGAGATAGCGACATTTGTTGCCGCCCTAATGTGGATAGATTACCACTACATATATAAGAAACGCGAGAAACGCAAATAAGAGATTAAACCAAAGCAAGCGAGAATTATGGAGACAAACACTTTCAGTGGGTGGTTTTACAATTCGATACTACCCAACTTAACCGATTTCATTGTGCCTTTAATACCTTGGATAGCTTTTTCTATCATCATGGTATTGGCTGATTGGCGCTTTTCCGCACAGCTTTGGGCACATTCAAAAGAGCGTAAAAAGGAGGATAAACCCAAATTCAAAGACTACGCCAACCGAGTTGTTAATAGTCTTATGTATGTGATATTAGCCGGATGTTTGGCCGAGAGTTGTAAGAGCTATACGTTTCTCTCAAACAGTGTTGATTTGCTTGCCACCACGGGCCTAATCGTGTGGGCTGCGGTAGAGTTCACCAAGTGCTTCAACAAGTACATGGAACTTGAAGGGATGGGCATAAAAATCAATCTGTTTAAACTATTCAAGAAAACCAAGGTTAACGAAGTCATAGACGATAATAACACCGAGGAAAATCAAAATAGCCACGGTGGCTAAAAACGCGATAAAACGCGATAATTTGTCTACGTTGATATAATATATTTGCACCATGCAGTTTGATTTGATAAAATATATGGCAAATATGACGGGCTACTCGTTTACACGCGAGCAGTTGGAGCACATTGCATTGAATCGTGGAACATTGGGCATAGAACACTTTCACGACTTAACGCTACGTGACAAGAACCTCATGCTTGCCGATATGCTGTTTATCATCTACACTTCTCCCACATCGTCGGGGGCCATCACCAAACAACACGGAGATTATTCCGTGACAATTGGCTCGGCTCAAATAGGCGATAAGGATAAGTTGTACAAACTCATAGACGCTTTGTATAAGAACCCCGATAAAGAACTCAATCAGCTGCTTGCCGACAGTCAAGGCGGTTTGAGTTGGTTAACGGAATATGATTAATAAGTATGCCGTTAGTTGAGAATGACATAGAATTGGTCGAGTTTCCCTATCACGGAGCATTTTACGTGGTGGGAATTGACACGAGCAAGCCGTTGAATGAAAGAACGGAGACTGAAACGCTCGTGATGGAGACCGATTGTGACATTCAAAAAACGGCCAAGATGCATAACGGCAACTTGCTTGCTGCGGCATACACAATCTACTTTCCGTTAGAGGAAAATCCCGATTCCACGGGGTTGAGTGATAGATACAAAGATATTCCCATTCGTCGCGGTATGACGTTCAGAGGAGCGTTTAACGGTGTTGAGATAGAGGGCGAGATTGAGATTGTTAGACCGTCACAGCTTGGAGCCGCCTCTTGTGACATAAAAGTTGTTACTGAAAATGGCTAAGAAAAACCTTTTAAAACGCAACTTAGAGGCGAGAATCGTGACGCGATTGGAAGCGATTGGCAAAGAGGTCGCCAACAAAGCTTTTCAAGATGCCGAGAGTGGCAAACTTGAATGGAAGCATTGGACTAACAACCTTGGTGCAGGATATGCCTACGCGGTATTCTATCGTGGTTCAATAGCGTATAATACCGACCGA